CTCAGTTGGGTCGCTGGTCCCGTCCGTTAGCGTTCCAATCTCGGGCAATGCTGCGACGGGCGCGGTTGGAACCGTCGGGGTTGCCGAGAGTGGGAATGTTGCTCCGACCGGAGTAGAGGGCACAGGCGAAGCCGGATCAGTTCTTGCGTCAGTCAGCATTCCCATCTCTGGGGTTGCAGCCACCTCTGACGTTGGGACGCTTCAGCCGTCTTCTGAGGTTCCCTTAGCCGGTATCGGTGCAACTGGCAGCGTCGGAACCGTCCTAACCGGCAACGATACTGTTGCGGCCATCACTGGAGTTGAGGCCACAGCAGCATCAGGCGACCTCACACCCTCGGTTTCAGTAGCGCTGACGGGAGTCGAAGGCGCTGCTTCTGTCGGAACCGTCGCCCCGAGCTCCTCCGTAGCACTGTCCGGGCAAGAAGCAACCGCCGGCGTCGGGACGCTCAGCCCGAGCACGACTGTTGCATTAACCGGCAACCTGGCAACCGGTTCGGTCGGGACCGTCAGCACTGCTGGCGATGAAATAGAGGCAGTCACCGGCAATTCAGCTACCGGCACGGCGGGAAACGTCGCGCCATCGACTGCCGTAGGGCTCACCGGCACGGCTGGCTCTACGGCAACCGGCTCTCCTGCAGTCGTTCTTTCCGTTGCCCTGAGCGGCGTTAGTGCCGCCAGCGCAGCGGGCTCAGTTGCTCCTGCTGGCGACAATACGGTTGAGCTCACGGGCGTATCCGCTACGGGCTCGGTCGGGACAGTCACGGCGAGTGGCGGGTTTGTTTCTCCCACTAACCCATGTCGTATCGTAGTCGTTGCATCAGCATCACGGCGCGTCATAGTCGCAAGCTCAGATCGCCGCATTGATGCTCCTTCTAGAAACCGAACTGTTGTTGTGCCTGAGTGCCCTTGAGGATGTATGGCTTTTCCAAGCTTCACCCAAGATCCGAATGCACGCCTTGATTATGAGGTCGACTGGTCAGAGTGGCTGCCGGATGGAGATACCCTGCTCACATCGACTTGGACTCCTGGGGATCCAGCGATAGTGTGTGATGGCGGCACGACTGACGCTACTTCTGCAAGGATTTTTGTCTCCTTTAACAACCCAACTATCGGCCAAAGATACATAGCAACGAATCATATTGAGACGGTGCAGGGTCGCGTTAACGATCAGACTATCAGGATTAAAGTCAAGTCCCTGTGAACATCCTTACCGCCTCCCAGCTCCGTCGCAAACGCAGGGACCGAGCTTGGCAGCAATGGATTGAGCGATCGGAGCGGCACAAGCGGCGCCTTGAATTCGCGTTGCGGAAATACTTTGTTGTCGAGCGCGCCCGTGTACTGCGAATTCTTAGCCGGATTGGGCTTCAGGCGGCTGAGGCCGAGCCACTTCCAGAGGTTCAGCTTGCCGAGCTTCGGCGAAGGCTTGAGCAGGAACTTGAGGAGAATAACGAAGACTGGGAAGACAGCCTGCTGATCCTGCTCCTGATCGTCGCCGCGCAGTTCACGAACATCACGACGTTCGATCTAGACTTCGACCTTGAAGACTTCGAAGAGACCACGGACAGGAACAGCCCGACGCCTATCCCGGTGCAAACTGAGACCTGGACGCGGCAATTTATCGAAGCCGCGCTGGTCCTGATTGCTGCCACGACGCTGAAGCGCATCATCGGGATCATTGCCGACGCGCAGCAGAAGAAGAAATCAGTTCCCGCCACGATTACCAGCATCAACGAAGCTTATGAGCGGTTCATCAGGAACCGGACGCCGGGGATAGCCTCTGACCTCGTTGGCAAGGTTGCCTCAATGGCGCAGCAGATAGCGATCCTGCAGCTTCCTGTGCCGATTGAAGACATCCGGCAGACGTGGGTATCGATGCGGGATGAGAAGGTGAGGGACAGCCATCAGGATCTTGACGGCGAGACGCGGAAGGTTGGCGAGGAGTTTAAGACGGGCCTGAAGTTCCCGAGGGATCCACGGGCGCCGATTGCAGAATCTATAAACTGCAGATGTTGGCTGATAATCGAACAGGTCAAGAAGCGCAAGGCGGCATGAGATGCGCTATGTCTGCGAGTTCGATTATAACGACCGCTCCCTGCTCAGGGACGTTGTGACAGACGAGACATTTGATCTTGCGCTTTTGGAAACGGAACTGGACATCGGCTTAGATGGCGGCGAGCTCATGCGTTGCTATCCTTTATCCATCGTTGAACCTACACCGATGACTGGATTCGTGAGGAGGAATGACCGGAGATGAAAAGAGTATTTCAAATTCTGTTGCTGGCAAGCTTATGTTTTGCTTCAACTCAAGCCCAGGCGGAAGGAATCAAGAAGTTCCCCGGCGAGGCTTTCACGATTACCTGGACCAACCCGACGACCGACTCCACAAAGGTTTCGGGTTGGAGAATTAAAGCGTCTCCAACCTCAAGCGGCCCATACAGCTTTACGGGCGTCTCTGTGACTGCAACGGCAAGGCAAGCGGTTATTCCGGTGGCATTTTCGACCAATAGCGTGATGGTCTTCTACGTGGTCTGCGGATACGTCACATCCGGTACGACTACGCTTGAATCCGATCCGTCGCCAGCTGCTGGCTTGGAGGTGGACATGAATGTGGTCATGCCGGTGGGAGTCCAGGGAAAGTAAAGAGATGCTGGAAATGAAGAGCGCGCGGCTTGCTCTCTTCCTGTTCGTAGGCGGTTTATTCAGTTCTCTACGGGCCGCAACTTACACAGTCACTCCAGCGGATTTTGGTTCCAAAGTATCAGCAGCAAAGCCTGGCGATGTCTTTCTCCTTCGTGGCGGCACATATTCGAAGATATCAAGTATTCCTTCAGGAACGTCATGGGGAAGTGCAGTCACGATTAAAGCCTACCCGGGCGAAAAGGCGACGATCCGCAAGGTGGGGCTGGTTGGATCCTTTCAATACATCATTTTCGAAGACTTATTCATCGACGGCGAAACATCGAGCAGTGGCGGGAATGAGACTGTCTATCTCTCAGGTGGCGCGAATCACATCCGGTTTCTGCGCTGCGATATTTCACGCGGGCTAACGCACAATATTTTGATTCCACACACTGGAAGCGACTTTAACGAATTCATCCAGACAAGGATTCACCATGCTTTGAATGGAATTCCTCGTCAGCATGGAATCTATGCCTCAGCACGGGGCACGTTAGTTGATGGCTGCGAAATCGACCATAATGGAAGCTATGGAGTCCATTTTTACAATGGATACGCAGGAGAACGCGCAGACGGACAGATTGTGCAAAACAGTAAGGTTCACGACAACGGAATAGAGGATCCATCTGCCGCTGGAATAGTTCTAAGCAGTGGCGATGGCAGCAAAGCGCTCTCCAATGACCTTTGGTTTAACCCGAGAGACATTGACGTAGCTTGGCGCAACCCTATTGGAGCGGTTGTTCGGAACAACAGCCCAACGACGGTCTATGTGAACTCTGACGCAACCGGTACGCTAGTGGAAAACAACTGCATGAACCCTCTCAAGATCACGAACAACGGAGCTGGAACAATCCTGAAGAACAATTCACTGACAGCCTGTCAGATTCAAACAGTTCCGGCGCCAACTGGCGTGACGGGGCATTGATGCACATCCCGATACAGAGTCCTGATATTCGCAGCGTCTATCTGATGGACCGCGCTGGCTGTGGATCACGTCGGTTTTAAGGCGAATAACAACCCGAGAATGGAGCGCATCAAGCGGAAGGTGATTGAGTATCTAAGGGCGAAGGCGAACGAGGGGAAGAAATGAAACGAAGAGACTTTCTACAATCACTAACGGCCGCTCCAGTTGCAGGTATGACGGCGCTCTCTATCTGGAAGCCTGCTCCAAAGATTGTGGGGATCATGGCTGATTATTCTTACGCGCGCCATAACGTCTCTGGGAACATCTTCGAAGCCTTCAAACCCGGGGAGATGATTTGGATTAAAGGCGGAACCTACTCTCCTGTAACCGCTAAAGACTTGCTCAAGGAATGGCCGCCCTCCTCAGCCTAGTGACTGGAACTCTGAATCGTCCGGCCAGTCTTCAGCGGCTTGTCAAATCGATTAAAGCTCATACTCCGGTGCCGTGGGAGTTGGTCATTTCCGACGCTTCGGATGAGCCAATCGAGAATGTTTTCCAGTCAGCCAACATCACAATCCTTCCCGAGCGGCCACGGCTTGGGTTCGTGAAGGGCTACAATCGAGCGTTCCGCTATGCAACCGGGACCTGGGTTGTCTTCCTGAATGACGACGCTGAGGTGCAACCTGGCTACGCGGAAGCGGCCGTCGGCTTCATGGAAGCGCATCCCGATGTAGGCTTGGGAGCGCTCTATTACGCGGAGGGCAAGTTGCCATACAGGACGTGGAGCTGCTATGGAATGCTCTATGCAAATTTCGGCATCATCAGCCGCGAGCTAGGGAATCAAGTCGGCTGGTTTGACGAAGAACTGACGATGTACGGCTCTGACAATTCGCTGGCTTTTCGCGTTCTCTTGGCCGGGAAGGGCGTTGCAAGTATCCCGGGCGCGCGCGTCTGGCATCACGTTCAGCTTGATCAGTGGAAAAAGGAGAACCAGCGGCACCGCGTCGCTGACGGAAGCAAGTTGCATCAGAAGTATTTCCCAAGGGTAGATCAAATGCGAACCACATATCGAGCTACCCGGCATTTGTCTGGACCGGAGATGCTCAGATGAAAAGAGATGTCTCTATAGAGTGCGACTGTTCGAGCTACCGCGACAACATCGGTAAGGTGAACGGGCCGATCATCAACGAAGGATTGCGCTATGGAACCCAAGGGTACACAGGCGAGACTTTCAGGTTCTGCCCTTGGTGTGGGAAACCGCTCGTGGAAAAGTCCGTGCATCACACCGAGGTTGCCAACTGAAACGCTTGCATGTGGGTTCGGGCTCCGTTTACTTGCGAGATTGGATCAACGTCGATGTCAAGGGGCCGCGCACCTTCCTAGCCTCTAATCGCCCTGACTTGGTAGAGAAGTTCGGCACGACAGACGATCAGTATTACGCACGTCACCAAGACAAAACGATTGACACAGTTCGCCAGGGGCCGCTGGATCAAGACTACGTTTGCGACGCTTACGGCAGTTTTGGCAATCTGCCCTTGCCCTATTGGGAAATAGACGAAGTCCTCGCCAGACACGCATTCGAGCACCTCTCGTTCAACGAGGCCAGGTCCGCTCTGGACATGCTGGACAGCGTGATGAAGGTCGGAGCCGTCCTGCGGCTCGACGTGCCTGACCACGAGGAAACGGTACGGCTTTTGCAGGAAACTCGTGATCCGTTTTATGCTCGCCATTTGCTCGGGCCGAGGCGTGACCAATACGGATATCACATGCGCTCTTACACGAGGCAGGGCTTGATTGACCTCGTGGAAGACCACGGCTTCTCCTACATCTGCGAGGAGCCAAACATACATTTCTACCCGGCCTTCTGCCTTCGCTTTCACAAGCTCGATCTCATGGCGGCTCGGGATTATGTCAAGTTGCCGTATTCAATCGAGGACCATTGGAAGGTTCTGGAGATTGGGCCTGGTGCAAACCCGTTCTCACGCGCGGACGTAGTTGTCGATTGCAACCCAGCGCATCTTGAGCCTTTGACGGCGAAGCGAACGGTCTGCGCTGACCTTGAGCAGGGCCTCCCGGAGCTTGGAGATAAAGAGTTTGACTATCTGTTTTGCGCGCACGTGTTAGAGCATGTGCAGGACCCTATCGCTTGCGCTCGAACTATGAGCAGAATTGCCAAGAGAGGGACGGCAGTTTTCCCCAGCGTGATGAAGGAGTCGCTCTTCAATTTCGAGGAAGCGGCGCATCGCTGGTTGATCCTTCCTCATCCAAATGGGGGTCCTCCGGTATTCGTGCGGCGCAACGGAGATATTGAGCGTTTGAAAGACGCAGAGGTGATGGGCTCCATGTGCCGGCTGTTCCGTACCGGGCCGAATCGCATGGGTGAAGAGTCAAGGCATTTGCGTCGCTGGTTTCGGGAGAAAGAGCCGTTGCTTGATGTGGTTTGTCACTGGCAGGACAAGCTTGAGTTGATGGTGATTCAGTGATTGCTATGCAGAGGTTCGGAGGTAGGTTGATGGATCAGATCAACCCTATTGCCGTCGTTTGGGAATGCGGCAAGTGCGGAGACATCAAGACTTCGACGATTGGTGATGACAAAGCGGCTCTTCAAATTATGGGGAAGACCTGCGAGAAATGTAAACAGTGGATTTACAAACTCTCTGGGCATATGGACGCAGAGCAACACGCTGCTTTCCTCGCAGTCCAAAAGAAAAAAGAGTGATCCCGCGCGCCGCGATTTTAGACACTTATTACCCTGACTTTCTAAGCACTTGGCAGCTCAATCCAGAGGCTGGCTACGAAGCCGAGCTGCAGCGGCTCCTGGCTTTCTCATTCGGAACTGCGGACTACTACTCCCGCAACCTCCGCGCGCTGGGCTGGGAAACGCTGGATATCATCGGGAATTACGCGCCGCTGCAAGAACAATGGGCTAGAGAGAATGATTGCAGAGCCGCATATCCGTGGAGAATTGTGCTGGAGCAAATCAGGGCCTTCAAGCCTGCCGTGGTTTTCCTCCAGGATTTGTCATTTCTAAACCATGAGTCTCTAGCGATTCTGAAAAGGGAAGGCTATTTGATGACTGGTCAGTGCTCGTGCCCCATGCCCCTTGCGGACAAGGTGCGACAATGCGACGTGCTGTTTACCAGTTTCCCTCACTACCTCAAGCGGTTTCAGGATCTAGGAGTCAAAGCGGTCTACCTGCCGCTGGCCTTCGAGCCGGACGTACTGACGCGGCTTGGGCCGGAAGAACCAGAACGTGATATTGATTGTCTCTTCGTCGGTGGCATCGGCTTCCACTGGACAGATTCCTTGCCATTGCTCGAAACGCTGGCGAGAGAGATTCCGTCAATGCAGTTCTGGGGCTACGGCTATGAGAACCTTCCGGCTGGGAGTCCTATACGTAAGAAGTATCTAGGGCCCGCCTGGGGACTAGACTATTACAGGCTTCTGCATCGCGCCAAGATCGTTGTGAACCGCCACGGGGCTGTAGCTGGTCCGTATGCGAATAACCTCAGACTTTTTGAAGTCACGGGCTGTGGAGCCTTGCTATTCACCGAATGGCGGAAGAATCTTGACGATTTCTTCACCGCGGATGAGTGCATTGCGTACCAGAATCCAGAGGAAGCTGCTCGCCTCGTTCGTCATTATTTAGATCATTGGACGCTCGGCAAATCTATTGCTGAGGCCGGCCAGCAGAAGACACTGACGCGGCACACCTACCAGCAGCGGATGCCATTGGTTTCTGAGACACTTCAAAAGAATGCCTGCAATCTCGACACATTACCGCCAACTGAAGCCAGAGGAAGTCGCTGAAGTGGCAGCACTGTACGCCGACGCTTGGATGGATGAGAGGATCCCACAGTTGCAGTACGAGGCGTGTGTTCAGCCGGAGCTGGAAGCGTGGAGACAAGGGAAGCCGGTTGCGCCGTATGAAGCGCTCGTTCGCTGTTTTTCCCATATTGGCGTGCAGCTCCCTGGGGCTCTGTTTGGTGTCAGGGTTCTTGAGGTTGGGGCTTCCTGTGGGTACAACTTGGAAGTGATGAGGTTGTCAGGATTCGATCAGATACATTATCGCGCTCTGGACTTCTCTCCAGCCTACCAGCGTCTTGCTAAGCGGCTCTGGCCTGACATGCCGTTCGATGTCGGAGACGCGCGTGCGCTGCCGTATGAAGCCGGGGCCTTCGATATCGTGCTCAGCGGCGGGGTGCTTCTCCACGTCCGCGAATACGAGCAGGTGATTGTTGAAACCTCCAGGGTTGCGAGTCAGTTTGCAATCTTTCACAGGACGCCAGTTTGGAACAAGGAGACGGCCTGGTTCCTGAAAGAGGGCTACGGCATACCGATGATTGAGGCTCGATTCAACGAAGCGGAATTGCGCGGGCTCTTCGACGAATACGGCCTGCCCGTGATAGCGGCGATCGACGTTGCTCCGGCTCAAGACGGCGTGATTCACCGGAGTTACCTTTGCAAGAAAGGGCTGTTTCATCATTCGGTATGAAGAAACTTTATCAATTACTTTGCATCGGTCAGGCATGCGGACGGTGGTTTCATAGCAGGCACCAAAGGACGCTTGTCTATCGTAATTGCACAGTGAGTTGGTGTGCTGTCTGTCAGGATTGGATAGAGAGGAATGCGCGCATGCTGGGCTACACCAAAACAGACTTCGACCTGAATCACGAAGCCGTAGCAACGCATGATGACAGGATCAAGCCTTGGTTGTTCGGGCTATGAGCGTTTTAGTTAGACGTTATTGCAGCTTGTGGGATTCGCGCTTTCTTCCGCAAGGCTTGGCCCTCTATGACTCTTTGAATCGCCATTCTAGTCGTCCATTCAGGCTCCACGTTCTGGCGATGGATGATGAATGCGCGGCGGCGCTCAATAGTTTGGCATTGGACCACATGGACGTGTTTTGGCTCAGCGCCGTAGAGCGATTCATGTTCAACGAGCCAATCAAAGACTCAAGAACGTGGCAAGAATACTGTTGGACGTGCGCCTCAAATTTTGCTCATTGGCTTTTGCCTCATAGTGAAATTACTTATCTGGATTCTGATTGCTGGTTCGCATCCGATCCAGAAGCCGTCTTCGCAGAGATCGGCGAGCGCTCAATCGGAATTGTCCCACATAGATTTCCTCCAGAGCGGAAGCACATGGAAGTTAACGGAAAGTTCAACGTGTCTTGGGTGACTTTCCGAGGGGCGGTCGGCTTCAAGTGCCTAGAGAAGTGGGCGCGACAGTGCCGAGAGAAATGCTCTGCTAAAGAAGGATGCGGCGATCAGAAATACTTGGACGCCTGGCCAACAGACTATCCCGGCGAGGTCTGCGAGATTCAGAACATCGGCGTGGGGACCGCGCCTTGGAACGTCTCTCAATATAGGGTTGTTGATGGCCCGTGGGGAGTGAGGCTCAATGGACAACCGCTGATATTTTTTCATTACCACGAGTACCAGCACAATCAACGCCTGACGAACTACAAGCTGCGCAAGGAAGACCGCGACCTGATTTACGCGCCCTACATTGAGGCGGTGGAAGCGGCGAAGGCGCGAGTTGAATCTTTGATGATGGAGGCAATTCAATGAACACTTATTTGAATTCAAGAGCGCGAATCAACGGAACGAAGATCGGCGATCAGTTCTGTGTCTACACCAACGATGAGCGCACCAGCTTTGCCGTTGAGTCGGATCAAGAGCATCCTCGGGCCTTTCCCATCAGGGTGTATTCGGATAACAATAATCGTCGGTTTCTAAAAGAGAATGCCGAAATTATCGATATCCTGAAAATAACCGGCATCCTGAAAGGCACGCATGAGGAGCCCGCCTCCCGAGACGTTTCCATCCGTAAGGTGCAACCGCCAGCCAGCCGAGCGCCAATGTCAATGGCAAACGAAGATCCAAAACCTCAACCTCCACCAAAGCCTGACTCTACGCCAGCAAAACGAGACGAGCCGCAACCTAAACCTGTGCCGAAAAAGAAGTAGGTAGACGTGAAGACCATCATTCGGATTGACTCTGCTGAAGTTATTCTTGAGTTTGAATTTCCCTACGTGCAGATGGCCATCTGCGTGGGTGATCAGATGCAATCCTGCCTCACTCTGGATATCAAAGAGGCAGAAATGCTCCGCGCTAGCTTGCAAGCAATGGTTGATGTTCTTCAGACGCAGGACATCCTGGAGTGACAACTGTCTCAGTTGTCGTTGCCACCTACGGCCCTGACCGAGCCTTCTGGGATGGCCTAGCACGTCGTGCCATCGGCTCCGTCATCAACCAGACGCAGAGGCCCACGGAATTTCACCGCGTGCATGTTGACGAGCCGAACGCGCTCCATATTGCTAGGAATCGCGGGGCGGCGATGTCTGAGACAGAATTCCTCGTGTTCTGCGACGCAGATGACACACTTCACCCCGAATACGTCGAAGCCATGCTGGCAGGCGAAGGCGATGTCCGTATCCCAAACCGCGAGCGCTTCTACTGGGACGGTTCGCACAAGCCGGTTGACCAAATCAAGCCGGGTGGCGACCTGCTCCGGCACAGCCATATCCTAATCGGGGCCATGGTCCGGCACGATCTATTCAACAAGGTGGGCGGATTCGAAGACTTGCCGATCTGGGAAGACTGGCATTTCTGGTGCAAGTGCTGGGTGAATGGCGCGACGATGATCCAATGTCCGAAGGCGATCTACCAAGTCCACATCCGGCAGGGGAGCCGCAATCAACAGATGGGAAACATCGGTCAGGCAGCACGTATTCGGCTGGAGTTTGAGCCGTTGGCGAGGGCCAAGGGGTTGATGGCAGAGCAGAGAAACGCTGGCGAGCAGAAACGGCGGTTTGGGATTAGTCGGGAGGGAGCCACGACATGACAAAGGACGATGAAGTGATGCCCGGATGGCCACTAAGCCCAAGGCTGATTCATGACGGAGAGCCAAAGAATCCTATACCATGGCCTGATCCGACTCCAGAGATGTTGGCCTCGCCTGAGTTTGAAGCTGTCTGGCAGTGCATCAAGAAGTGGGACATCAATGTACCTGATGCTTACGCTGGATACTGTGGAGCGAACGGGAATCATGTTAGAGCGATTTTAGATGCTCTTGAGCACGTTAAGGCTTCAGAAAAACCCAAGCAGTTCTTTACAGATCCGCTTAGCGGGTCTCAGATTGAGTGCTAGTCGCTCTCTGCATCGCTTCCCGAGGCCTCATCCACAGCCGGACGATGGAGGCTTGCCTCTGGAACATCAAGAACGCTCAGGTTGATTTCATCCCCTGCTTCGAGCACGACAAGCCGATCCCTGACGCACAGAACGCAATCACAGAGAAAGCGCTTGCTGCAAAGGCCGACTGGCTGTGGTTCTTAGAGGAAGACGTTATTCCCCCTGAGAACGCACTGCGCTTGATGCTGCCTGAAGCCAAGGTCATCAGCGCGAAATATCGCAACCGCGGCGGCACCTGGGCATATTCGCTCGACCCAAATGGCAGGCTTGAGTTTGCGGGGATGGGCTGCCTACTCGTTCACAGCTCCGTGTTTGCCAAATTGGAACCTCCAGTTTTTGATACTACCAGAGAATGGCAGTGGAACCATGACGGCACGGTAGAGAATCGCAGGCTTCAGCATGGAGCTTACGGTCGGCAAGATATTCACTTCTTTGGCCGTCTATGGCAGGAAGGCATCGAGGCGCGGCTGGCGAATGTAGTCTGTGGACACGCAAGGGTAGTGAAGCATGGAGAGCCACACACGAACAAGGGATGTCATGAAATAGAAATTATCTGAACGAATTTTCATAATCCTCGTTTTGCCGGGCCTCATGAACTCGGCAAGAGGGTGACGCAGCCTTTCGAAAGGGGGCAGTGGTTCTGGGGAAACAATTCCCAGGATTGCTGCCCCCTTTTCTGCGTCTAAGGGGCATTTTTCAATGAGCAACAAACTTCGACTAGAAACAATCCGGTTTGAGATTCAGGCCGCCGCCAGAAGCCCGAAGGACGTTTACCCGTTCGTCGCAACTATTACCTACGGCGACAGACTAAGCGACGGCGACGTGGGAGGAACTGAGTTCATGCCTGGGGGCCCTTACAGGGTCAACATCCCGGCCGCTCTACTCGAAGCCAAGATCTCAGAACTGGGACAGCACTACAGCGACATGGTAGCGCACAACGGCGCGGCTGTTTCCGTCAAGGTCCAGGGCCGCGGCGTCTTTGCTGCCAAGGATTTGAAGTCTCACCGCGAGTCAATCCGGGTTGGCGAGTTTGTCAGCGCCTGGGTTCAGAAGGAGCCAGATGGTTCGGTTGCTGCGAAAGCTTCAGGTTTTTTGTATCGGGAAAGTGATCCCGCATTAGTGGACGAGATCATCGCGCTGTCTCGTGATGGCCTCATGGGTTTTTCTTACGACGTGGTGGATGTCACTGCGGTTGTGAAGGAGTCAGACGGTGAAAAGTTCGCCGAGCTGACGGGCTATGAGTGGCGCGGTGCCACGCTCGTTTTACGCAAGGCGGCTGCGTATCGGGAGACTGCTTTAGCCGCAACACAAATCAAACGAAAGGAGCACGAGATGGAAATGTCTAAAGAAGAAATTCTCGAGACCATTACCAGCTGTCTGACTCCTTTCAAGGCCGAGTTGACCAACAGCATCGCAAAAGTCACCGCTGATGTTGCGGAATTGAAAGCAAGTCAGAACAAGTTGGAAGCCAGCGTCGCGGCAGCGAAGCCGGCTGAAAAGAAAGAAGAGAAAGCACCCGAGAACGGCAACGCCGAACTCATCGCAGCCGTAACAGCCGGTTTCAAGGATTTGAAGGACTCTCTGAAGCCTGTTCTTGAAGCCAGCACCCCCAAGCCAGGGGAAGGCCTACGCAGAAGCAAGGGGCCTCTGGAAATGTTCGCCTCGAAATACAAGGTGGGCGACGACGAAGCGGAATTCACCGCTGAAACCTTCACCAATCTCAAGAATCTGATCGACGAAGACGCCGGCATGTCGAAGGACGAGAAGCTGAACCTACTGGCGGCTGTTTCTTCAGGTAAGCGGCGCTTCCTGAAAGGTCAGATGGCGGGAGGTGTAAGGTGAACAGCAGACAAGACTTTGCGGCCCGCATGAGTACCTTGGAATTAGAAGCGGCAACCGGTTTCTATCCTGGAGCGATCCTCATTGATGAGTTTGACAAGCAGATTTTCGATGACGTTTATCGGAGATATGTTCTGTTCAATCGCATCAAGAAGATCAAGGCACCAGGCGAGACAACCGGCGGCTTCACCCAAACAGCGCTAGGCAATGCCCGCGTAGCTCCTGTGCGCAATCTCGGATTCACTCCGACGAACCCAACCAGAAGCGAGCGGGTGCGGCGTGACATCAAGGCGATCGTCAAAGACATTCAGTTCGGCGCCTTTGATTTGTCCGTCTACGGCCAACAGGGGAACCGCTACGGCGACCTTGAGGCTAAGGATGTGGCTGATCAGAAGAACGCGGCTCTCCGTCTCTGGTCGACGCTAATATACACCGGAGATATCGATAACGACGCCAACGAATTCGACGGCCTGAACGAAATCTTGGGTGCAGGAGAAAACATTTCAACGTCGGAGTCGATTGTCGACGCCATCAACCGCAACTGCGCGGAGATGGTGAACAACAAAGATCAGCTAGTCTTGCCGACTGCAATCTACACGAACGCTTATGTAGCTTTCATGATCGGCCAAGAACTGCTGGCCCTGGGTATCAATGTCAACATTCAACAGACCTCCATCTTTAATGGCAACAACCCGATGCAGGTCATGTTCCTGAACACACCGGCGGGCGCGTTGCCTGTCATCTCCGATCCATTCAACGTCGGAACAACCACGACTCCCTACGTCTACGACCTGCACATTCTCACTGAGGACCTGGTGTCTTGGCAGTATGTGGAAGTCCTGGGACAAGCCGGGGCGGATCCAAAAACCTTCGAGATGGTTCTGAACAACGTTTTGGATAAGCAATTCAAAACCGTGATGTTCGGTGCGCTCGAACTTATCGGCGGGACAACCCATCACAGACGGCTTGAGATTGCAACCAGAACCGTTGTGATCAAGCCAGCCGCAACAGCCTAGACCAACAACCACCTAGTAACTTCTGAGGGCGTGCGTAAGTGCGCCCTCTTTTTTCCACATGATCATTCGCAAAAAGCCGTGATGCGGGAAATCGCCGGAGGTTCCGGCGCCGCCTACGCCTCAACCGAAGCCCTATGTCCTTTCCTAATGTCGGAAGACTTGTAACGCCTGAAGAGGTTGTCGCGTTCGTGAAACCGATGGCCAACACCATCGGCGTGCTCGAAACGATTGTGATTGAGACCGTCGAGGATATGGTCGAGGACTACTGTAATCGCAAATTCGAGCTGCAAGAACATGAAGATGAGCAATGTTTGATCCGCCGTCCCAGCGTGACGTTCGATCAAATTATAATTGCGCAGCGTGTAGAGTATCGGCTCAAGCATCGGCCTGTCACTGAATTCATCGAGCTAAAGCAAGTCAGGCAGCGCAGCGCAACCGATGGGGAACCGGTCAGTCCGGTCACGATTGCACGCAATCTCTACAGTGTAGATTTTCAAGCCGGGATTCTTGTCTTTGGCGCACCGCTTCTAGGCTTTGATATCGGAACGTTTCCGCTGGGACTTACTGGCGGCTCAGTCTCACAACCCTATATAGAACTCCTGGCAACCTACGAGGCCGGATATGAAGAGATTCCAGCACGGCTGAAGCTCGCCGTGCTGATGGTGATTGCTCGTGTGTATCGCATGACTTCCGGCTCTGACTGGCACCGCACGCAAACTCAAACAACTGGAGTCCAGGCAGTCTGGCAAGAATTCATCAGAGAGAAGGGCGGGTTCACTCCTGAAGAGAGAGCCATCCTCGATAAGTTCGCTACGCCGGCGGCGGCCTAAGACAATGCCATTCCTGCAAAAGAACTTTGATAACGCCATCAAGGTCTGGCGCGACAAGGGCCTTGAGATGGTTGGCGACAAGGCCGAGCAGAACGTCAGCGGCAAGGTGCTGAATATCCGTACCGGCAACTTGCTGAAGGACGTTCAAGAGCACGAGAAACCGGAGTCGCCAAACTCGTTCTCCATTGGCACCAGCTTGGTTTACGGCAAGGCCTGGGAGCAAGGGTTTCGCCGCAAAGCCTACACCGTTCGCCCAGTCAGAGCCAAGGCGCTGAAGATCCCAACCGGAGGCGGTATCGGAGAATTCATCTTTCGGCTACGCGCCGACATTCCGGCACAGACATTCGCCGCGAAGCCATTCCTGCGACCGGCCATCGACGACAGCCGAGTAGGCCTCCGCAAACTCCTGGGTGACCAGATCAAGGGCGCAAAATTGTTCAGCAGCAAAACCATCGAGATCAAGCTAAGCGTCGCCTGATGAAGATCAAGGAAGCCTTCATCATTCTCCAGGAGCAGTTGGCGCTCACGCAATATCCAGGGCGAGTCTTCAGGTTCGGAATCCCGGCAGCCCCGATAGCTTACGACGTGCGAGACAACGAGCCCCCGGGCTTGTTTCTCGACTGGTGGAAGGGGCGCTTAGATTGGAAATTCATGATGTGCATGACCTCGCAGTTAGAGAAAGGCACAGCCGACTTTAACGCGCTGATTGTTTTGACTGAGCAGTATTTGAGCCCGGCGGTTAAAGCTCAGTATCCAGGCCTTATAGACAACGAAATTCTCGCCCTTCACATGGCGGAACTCGCAGACACGCTGATCGCCAAGGTAATCGCCATCAACGCTTCTAATGTTGGGTTTTTCGCAGCACCGATGCTGCCAACTCATAGTTTCACGAAAGATGAAACAGCTTCAGCCGTGAATCTGATGATCCGCGTTAGCGGGCTCAGTGGCTGGGGTGAATAAATGCCTAATAAGAAATTCGGGAAATCAATCAGGCTTCAGGCCATTCGGGATGCCAAAACTTTGGTTCTCAATGCAGAGCTAAACGGCGAGCCAGAAGTCAAGATTCCTGGAGCAAAGAAACCTATAGAGGTCACCAGGGCAAAAGGATTTCTTGACTGGTTGGAATTAGAGGAGCTGTGCGAAGACATTTGAAAATGTAATTCATCATTCAGGCAAATAACTAAATTCCTCGTCTTATGCCGGGCCTCATGAACCCAGCAAGAGGACAACGCAGCCTTAGCTAAGGGGCGGTTGATTTGGGAGCTCTTCCCAAGTTGGCCGCCCCTTCTGCGTTTCAGGGCATATCAAAAAACGACGACGTAAAGGAGAACGATCATGGCCGGTGAAGTTCACACAAGGACTTGGTATTTCGCTTTCAGCCTCAACAAACAGTCGGACATCTTTACAGCGTTGGCGGATGGCAACATTGACAGGCTAAGGCCCGTCCGCACCTTCGCTCCGGTCACGATGGACAAGGACTCCATTTCCGACAAGGAATGGTTTGGCAAAGGCCATCCCTTCGCCACGTTCTATGACGTGGTGACGAAGCGATTCGTTATCCCGTCGCGCGAGATGTCGGCCACAGAGCTCGACATCCTCTTTGCCGCTGCGTTCGTCATGGGGAAGGTCGTTACTACAGGTGCCGGGCCAGAGTATACCCATGTCATCACGTTCGAAGACCTGACGACGCTGACAGAGGTTCGCTACACCAGTTTCTTCGAGAAAATGGGCAGTATCTACCAGAAGAAAGTATCCGGTGGGTGGATCAACAGTTTCCGTCTGCATGGCAAGATGGACGATCACCTTCTGATTTCTTGGGAGGGCGGCGCCCGAGAGTACGAGGACAGCGTAGCTGCTGTCCCAAGCGTGAGCACCGCAACGTTCTTCAAAACGCTATTCGGGACGCTGAGCTTTGGACCATTCTCAGCTCTCAGCAGCGGGATCTGCGGCAAGGTTCTGGACTGGCAGGTAGATGTCAGCCAGGCCGCAGAGCCTAAGTATCACCTGTGCAACCCGACAGGTGAAGAGAACCTGCTCAGCAAGGTTCTGCGCGGCAAGCTCTCGGCAAAGGCTGAGGTCAAGATTGAGATCGATGCTGTCGTGCGTGAGAACTTCCTCGCACAAGACCTTTGCGCTCTTCAGATCATCTGTAAGTCTGAGGACATTATCACCGGCGGCACAAACCAGCACACGCTCACAATTGACATTCCGGCTTGCAAGATCAGCGAGGAAGCCTTCAGCGAAGACGGCGAAACCGTCGCTTACACGATGACGATGGATGACGACTCGATTCTGAAGTCTGGATCTATGGAGCCAATCACGCTGACGCTGCTGACGGGTATCAGCGGCACCGACATTCTGGTTAACGGATAGCCCGGAAAGGTGGCTCCCCACCGGGTGAAATGGGCAGACCCGGACTTCGTGAGGAGGTTCCGGCACCCGCCCATTTTTCTTTTCAGGGAGCCAGGTAAACGAGGGAGCCAATGAGCGAACTACAAATTGAAGGGCAGGAGCTGAAGGTAGGGAAGGCCGTTGCCTGGGAGTTGACGGCGGAAGAGTTGATATTCCCCTTTGATGCTACAGTCAACGGAAAATCGCACACGTTTTACACTCACATGCGGCAGTATCGCGCATTCGACTTGAAGCAGCTTCTATCTGAGATCAATTACCGCGTCCGGTCAGAGGACGGAGGAGACCGCGAGATCGTCAAGGGCGGCAAGGAAGCGATTGACGACTTTTTCTGGAAATATTTTTCTAGGCTCTCTGTTCACGGAGGCCCGCCACGAGAAGGTGACCCAAGTCCAGAACAGAGCAAGGAATGGATCAAGAAGAATCCACGCTACTTCATCCCGCGCGGCGTGGTGATGGAAGGATTCGGCCAATTCAGAATCAAGCAAAAAGAAGTTGACGACCAGCCGCACAATTCAAACGGCAACCATGCCTCTGCGCAATTTTTCAGCTTAGACCTCAACGAAACAATCACGCTGGTGCAAAACGTGTTCTTTGCTGGCGTTGGTTTAGTGCCAGTAGAAATGGCCCATAGCTTCAGACGCGAGACAGCTACAGAATGCCATCGCTATGAGCGCGCCACAGACCGCCAGAAAATCCACAGCAAGGATCACGCGTTCGAACGCACCACGAACTATGACGTGCTTGAGCAGCTTTACGAGCCACTTGTTGAATCAGTAGAAGGCGTAACAATCAAAGGCGAGCCTTGCACAGCGGCCAATAAAGAAGCATGGGTCAAGCTCGTCCCGTTCTGGCACAAATACTGGATATTGACGGAACTCTTCGGCGGCGTTCAGTCAAAAAACGGCTAATCGCGCAGCAGTTCCCCGGACTATTGCGTGAGCTTGAAGAGTACCGGGGCGCCATCGGCGGCGGTTGTCCCGATGAACCTCAGTTCCGCCAACTCTTCGAAGTGCTTGGAGACGGTCAGGCGCAAGAAGACATCCGGCTAGCTCACCCCAAAGTTCAGCACTGCGAAAAATTACAGATCAACCCCAAGGCCTGCAACGGCTGCAGCAAGAACCCGATGAAGCCGGAAAAGCTCGCCAAGAAAGAGCGGATAGAAGCTGCAGGAGAGTGGTTCGAAACGGCAGAGAAGTTAGAACAGCAAGCGCGGTTCGGATTGCTGTCTATGAAAGAGATCAGTTCCACAGACCTCTTGCTGCTCACGATGCAATGGCAGCGCAGCGAATATGAGCGTGATCAGCGACTAGCTCTGATGTTTCGAAATCACATGGCAGATTTACTTTCACAGTTGTTTCCAAAGTAAATGGCATCTGAAAACGAAATCCTGAAATACATCATGGAGGCGGACCCGAGCAAGGTCCTAGTCGCCTTCAGACAAATTGAAGCGGCCCAAAATAAAGCTGCCGCGAGCGCCAAGGGGCCCGGCCGAGAAAGCGCTGCAGCCTTTGCTCCGTTGACTCAAATGATCAACGAGACGAGGGCCTCTCTCGACAAACTAAGTGCTTCAGCTCAGCACTTACGCTTGACGAAAACTGCAGGCTCAGAACTGGCCGACTCATTACTTGGAGTCGAGCAAAAGGCAAAGGGCGCGGCCACTGCGG